TTTTATTAAAATAATTCTTTTTATAACTATATTTACAACTATTATTTACAAATAAATTAAATTAATTTTATTTACCTTTTAATGATAAAATGCTTTTTAATTCTATTTTTTTAGAAGAAATTTTTGTATATAAAGTATGTCCAACGCATTTGACAGAACCAATTATCCAACTCAAGAACCAGATACTATTGTTGTAGGCGACAGATTATTATGGCGAAGAGATGATTTAGCTGACGAATATCCTACATCTGCTTATGCTTTAACTTATGAATTTCACGAAGATTCAGGTGGTGGTGGCTCACATAAGTTTGCTATTACTGCTACTGAAGCTGATGATACTTATTTTGTTGAAGTAGCATCATCAACTACAGCTAGTTATTCAGATGGTGATTTTGTTTGGAACGCTTTTATAACTCGTTCTGCTGATTCTCAAAGAATAAGAGTAGATACAGGCAGAACAACAGTAGTAAAAAATCTAGCTAATACCAATGCTGATTTAAGAAGTCATGCAAAAAAAGTTTTAGATAATATTCAAGCTGTTCTGGAAAATAGAGCATCAATAGATCAATCTTCTTTTTCAATAGCTGGTCGTTCTTTATCAAGAATGTCAGTAGATGAATTATTAACTTTCAGAGATAGATACAAAGTAGAATATTTAGAAGAAATTAAAAAAGCAAGAATTAAAAATAAACAAAGGTCAGGTAACACTATAGAGGTTAAATTCTAATGGCTTGGTACGACAGATTTACAAGAAAACCGAAAAGAAGAAAAACTCTTAATTTAAGAAAATACAATGGTGCAAGTACCAGCAGATTATTTTCTGATTTCTTACAAACATCAACATCTGCTGATGAAGAGATAAAAACCAATTTAAGATTATTAAGAGACAGATCAAGAGACTTAGCAAGAAATGATAGTTATGTGCAAAGATATTTGAATCTGATGCAATCCAATGTTGTTGGCAACAATGGTATTCGTTTATCAATGAAAGCAAGAAACGATGATGGTAGTTTGGATTTAGTAGCAAACAGAATCATTGAAGAGAAATGGCATCAATGGTGTCGTTTAGGTAATTGCACAACGAATGGCAGATTAACCTTTATAGACTGTCAAAAATTATTTATTGAATCTTTAGCAAGAGATGGTGAAGTATTAGTTCGTCATGTTAAGTCAAGAGATTCAGAGTTTGGTTATCAGATAGAGTTTTTAGAAGCTGATCATTTAGATGAAACTAAAAACGACAATCCTGAAAAGGGTGGTAATAAAATAAAAATGGGTGTGGAACTAAATGCAAGTAATAAACCTATTGCTTATTATCTCTTCAAAAATCATCCATTTGATAACCAATACTACGCAAGACAAAGCCACATCAGATTAAATGCTGATGAAATGATTCATGCCTATATTCCTAATAGACCTGAACAAAATAGAGGTGTGCCATTCACTGCATCTGCTATGGCAAATATAAAAATGCTTGGTGGCTATCTTGAAGCAGAAATAGTTTCTGCAAGAGTATCAGCAAGTAAGATGGGGTTCTTTGTTTCTCCCGATGGTGATTCGTATGTGGGTGATGGCGAAGATGAAGAATATGTACCAATTATGAACGCTGAAGCTGGAACATTTGAACAGCTACCAGCAGGAATGGATTTCAAATCTTTTGATCCTGACCATCCTACATCTGCTTTTGAATCATTCAGCACACAAGTTTTAAGAAGTATTGCGTCAGGTTTGAATATTTCTTATCACGCTTTAACCAATGACCTTAGTTCTGTAAATTACAGTTCCCTAAGAGCAGGTGCATTAGAAGATAGAGAGATGTACAGACTGTATCAAAGATTTACCATTGACCATTTCGTTAGACCTGTATTTGAAAGGTGGTTAGAGATGTCAATATCAAGTGGTGCTATCTCAACATCTCCAAGTACCAACCAACCTTTGCCAATGAGCAGATACGATAAGTTTGCTAATTCAGCAAACTTTATACCAAGAAGTTTTTCGTGGGTTGATCCACAAAAAGAAATGATGGCTTCTATAAGTGGTATGCAGTCAGGTCTAGTAACATTTCAAGATGTTCAAGCAAACTATGGTAGAGATGTTGAGGAGTTGTTTGAGCAACACGAAAGAGAACAGAAGTTAGCAGAACAATATGGTGTGAAAACAGCTTTCCAACCTTTTGGTATGAAGATGCCTGTTGAAGCTGACATACAGGGTGGCGAGGGTGGCGAAGATGGCTAGACCGAACGAAGGCATGAAAGTCGAAGCACAAAAAGGCTTGGATTGGCGAGAAGAATTTGGTCGTGGCGGAACTAGAGTAGGTGCGGTAAGAGCAAGACAGATAGTAGCTGGTGAAAATCTATCAGACGATACTATCAAAAGAATGTTTAGTTTTTTTAGCAGACACGAAGTCGATAAAGAAGCTGAAGGTTTTAATTCAGGAGAAGATGGCTATCCTTCAAATGGCAGAATAGCTTGGGCATTATGGGGTGGTGATGCTGGTTTTACTTGGTCAAGAAGATTGGTAGAAAAGATGAAAGAAGAACGACAAACATATAACGAAGAAGAAAATCAAACAAGACAAGAAACTATTGAATACGAAGTAATTATTAAAGCTGGTGATAATAAATATGGTGAAGGTAATAAATTTTATTTGGATGGAGAACTGTCACCAAAACTTTCAATGATTATAGATAATACTTACAAATTTGATTTATCTGATGCTTCTAATAAAACACACGCTTTAAGATTTTCTATTACAGAAGATGGTGTTCATAACGAAGGTGAAGCGTACACAAAAGGTGTAGAAGTATCAGGTAAGGCAGGTGAAGAAGGTGCATTTATATCAATCACAATTAATGAAGAAACACCTGATCTTTATTATTATTGCGTTAATCATTCAGGCATGGGTGGCAAAATATCAGTCATGAATGAAGAAGAAACCAGAGCAGTATCAGGTAAGGCTCTTAAAATGATTCAAAACAAAGTAGAAGAACATAATGAAGAAGTAGGCGATGTAAAATCTAAAAGAACTACTGTCGGAGTATTATCAAAAGTTTATGAAAGAGGGATTGGTGCTTATAAGACTAATCCAGCTTCTGTAAGACCTTCAGTAAGTAGTCCAGAGCAGTGGGCATCGGCACGAATAAATTCGTTTCTTTACTGTCTCCGCAATGGTCGTTTTCGTTCAGGAAAACATGACACAGACTTACTTCCTGAAGGACATCCTTTATCAACCAAAAACAAAGAGGATAAATCTATGGAATATAAAGAAGATAGACATATCCTAAATGTTGAGGAAACAGACGATACTTATGTAGTATCTTTTGCTAAACATGAGGATATGGAAGAAATGGAAGATGATGAAAAAGATATGGAATCTCGACCATTTCATTATGATGAAGAAGATAAAGATGAAGAAGAAAGACTAGATAAGTCCGATATTGTCTATCGAACTCTAGACCTTTCAAGAGCATCTTATATCGATGAAGAAAAAAGAAGAGTGAGAATCGGAGTTAGTTCCGAAGAACCTGTTGAAAGAGATTTTGGCATGGAAGTAATCTCACATTCTGAAGAGGATATTGACACTAGCTTTATTGGTAGTGGTAGAAGTCCTTTACTCTTAGATCACGACATGACTAAACAGATTGGTGTGGTCGAAAGATATGAAATTGATTCTGCTGAAAAAAGTGCGAAGGCAATTGTTCGCTTTGGTCGAAGTGAACTCGCAGAAGAAATTTATCAAGATGTCAGAGATGGTATTCGTCAAAATATCAGCGTTGGCTATAAGATAAATGGCATGGAACGAATGAAAGAAATGAAAGATGCTAGACCTATGTTTAGAGTTCAAACAACTCCGCTTGAAGTGAGTGTTGTTTCAATTCCAGCAGACAGTTCATCTGAAGTTGGAGTAGGTCGTTCTCAAGATAAACAAACAACCATAAAGGTAAAAACAATGACTGAAGAAGTTAAAAATGAAATAAACCTTGATGAAGTTAGGCAAGAATCTGTTGCTGAAGCTAAAGCCGAATTCGTTAGAAATTCTAAAGAAATTATGGACTTAGCTGTTAGACACAACAGAAGAGACTTAGCTGACAAGGCTATTCAAGATGGTAACTCAGTAGAAGAATTTAGAGGAATCTTATTAGACCAAATAGCGACTGATAAGCCTTTAGAAACTCCTGAGATTGGCATGAATAAAAAGGAAGTACGTCAGTTTTCGATTATGAAAGCAATCAATGCTTTAGCTAATCCAACTGACAGAAAGGCACAAAGAGAAGCTGAATTTGAATTTGAATGTTCAGAAGAAGCATCTAAACACTATGGCAGAACTGCACAAGGTATTATGTTACCGCCTGAAGTTATGGCTAATTGGAACACTAGAGATTTGAACGCATCTGACGATGCTGGTCTTGTTGGACAAGATTTCAGACCTGAGAGTTTCATAGACGTACTCAGAAACGCATCTGCTGTAATGCCATTGGCTACAAACCTAAATGGACTATCTGGCGATGTTAAGATTCCTAAGAAAACATCTGCTTCTTCTGCATCTTTTATTAGTGCAGAAGGTGGTGCATCTGGTGAGTCTGAAATGGTAATAGGTTCTGTAACTATGTCTCCAAAAACTGTAGGTGTACACACAGACGTTACTCGTCAATTAATGCTTCAATCATCTTTAGATGTTGAAAACTTAATTCGTGATGACTTAGCTAAATCAATGGCAATTGCAATTGATGATGGTGCTTTAGAAGGTAGTGGTTCTAGTGGAAATCCAAGAGGTATCACTAACACTTCAGGTATCAATACTGTTTCTTTAAGTAGTGCATCTGCACCAACTTTTGCAGAAATGGTTTCAATTGAAACAAGTGTTGCTGTAGATAATGCTTTAGTGGGCGATTTAGCTTACATCATTAATCCAGCTAACTTTGGTACGCTAAAAACTACTGCTAAAGATTCAGGTAGTGGTTTATTCGTAGCAGAAAATGGACAAGTAAATGGCTATCCTGTAGTTGTTTCTAATCAAATTACTGCGAATAACTATGTGTTCGGAAACTTCAATGACCTATTAATTGGGTTCTTTGGTGGTTTAGACATTACTGTTGATCCTTACTCTAACTCTACTTCAGGTACAGTTAGAATCGTTGCTCTACAATCAGTAGATGTAGCTGTAAGACACGCAGTTTCTTTCTGTAACGCAAGTTAATAGATGGTATTAACAACTGAAAAGGCAGTAGGGGTTTTCTCTACTGCCCTTTCTAAAAACAAGGAAGGCAAAATGAAAGTTTTAATTCTTAGAGATACAGTTGCTGATGGCAAAAAAGTTTCTGCTGGTGATGTTGTCGAATTAGATAACGATACTGCTAATACTTTAATGAGTTATGGCAAAGCGGAAGCATCCGATGGCAAAGTATCTGAAAAAAAAGATAGAAGTGTTGGTTTAGAAAAATCAGAAGTCAAAGTCAAAAGGAGAAAGGAAAAGTAAATGGCTTTAGAATTTGATGCTGATTTTGATGGCTACTTTGATGATTCTTATGGACATGGTGTATCTGCTACTTATACTGTTAGCGGTGGTTCTGCAACAACTATCAAGGTTATCCTTGAAGATGAATATTTATCAGTAGATGGTTTAACTGTTGGAGTTGAGAGTAGTACACCTGTCGCATATTGCAAAACCAAAGATGTACCATCAGCAGGTCATGGTGATACTTTAGCTTTTTCAGCATTAACAGATTTAGATGGCAATACTTTAAAAGGTGCAAAAACTTATTCTGTTATAAACGTACAACCTGATAATACAGGTGTTACTGTTTTAATTTTACAAGAACAATAATGGCTAATCACATCAGACAACAAATAAGAGAAAGAGTAGGTACAACCTTAACAGGTCTAACTACTACAGGATCAAATGTTTTTCAAAGCAGGGTTTATAATTTAGAAAATGCTAAATTACCAGCAATAATAATATATACAAAATCTGAAGATTCAGAATTACTAGAAATGGGTTCAAGTAGAACAATGCAAAGGAATTTATCTCTAGTGGTTGAAGCGTATGTAAAAGCTAATAACAATTTTGACGATACCATTGATACGATTGCTAAAGAAGTTGAAGCGGTTATGGGTGCGGATGTAACTCATAACAATTTAGCTAGAGATTCTTTCCTAGAATCAACTGAAATAAATTATAATGGCGAGGGTGAACAACCTATTGCCGTTATGACTATGGTATATAATATAGGTTATCAAACTACAGAAGTGACAGCAGATGTCGCTTTATAGAGGTTTTTATTATGGATAAAAATGTAATGGTTTCTCCTGATGGCAAAAGCAAAATTACTGTTTTTGATTCAGAAGTAGAAAATCTAAAACAAAACGGGTGGATTCTTGAAGGAGAATCTAAAACTAAAACAAAATCTAAAGAGGATTAATAATGGCAACATTAACAGGTAAAGCTGGTGTAGTTCAAACAGGCAGTAATGCTTTGGCAGAAGTTAGATCTTACAGTATCACGCAAACAGGCGATACTACAGAATCTACTTCAATGGGTGACTCAGCAAAAACATTTGAAGCTACTTTGACTGAATTTTCAGGTTCAGTAGATGTATTTTTTGATGACACTGATACTTCAGGTCAAGTTTCTTTGACTATAGGTTCTTCATTCACTATGAATTTAGCACCTGAAGGAACAGCAAGTGGTGCATACAAATTGTCAGGCACAGCTATCGTAACTGATGTTACTAGAAGTGCATCACATGATGGATTAGTTGAAAT